AGTACCAACAACGTTGGTGCCTTCAGGTACGCCATTCAACAGGTTAACGTCAGCCAAGATGCCGTATGCGTCAGCTGCATCAGCTTCAGCCAGTGGAGTACCATCAGCCTTAACCAACATGCCCGCCGTCATGCCTTCAACGAAAGGAATAAGCATCTCTTTCTTCTGGTAGCCTAAGTCGGCGTTTACGCCAAGGCCCAGAATGATGTCGCTCATAAAACGAAACAGTTCGCGCTTTTCAGTTGCCATTATACAAAATCCTCTATTAGATGAATGGGGTATTATTTGCCAGCGTTAGCTTTAGCAATACGGGCTTGGATGATTTCGTCCAGACGGGCTTGATCACCTTCAGCATCTTCGGCACCCTTAACGACTACCTTGCCGTCTTGACCGATTTCCGCACCATACTCTTCCTTGAACTTATCGAACTCGGCGGTTTTGGCAACCAGCTGTTCATTCAAAGCGGTGATGCTCTTCTGGGCTTTCTCTAACAGAGAAGCAACCAATGGGTTTTCAGCTTTCAACAGGAAAGTTGCTACGCCAGTGCGATCCGCTTCATCAACGAAGGACAGTTCGGCAGTTTTAGCGATTAGAGATTGGAGTTGAACGTCTTCAGCTGCTTTCTTCAGTGCTGCGGCTTCTGCCTTGGCAGTGTCAGCTTCTTGACGAAGGTGTACAGTTTCAGCTTCGATTTGAGATTTCAGTAAAGCCTGAAACTCATCGGATTTAAGAATTGAACTCAGATCCACAGGTGTCTCCTTATTGGATTTTACGACAGTATCTTCAGAAGAACTAGCCCCTGAATCGGTGATTACAGTTACAGGATCCAGAGTGATCACAGTGGTCTTCTCCACTTCGACTTCTGGCTTAGTTCCTGCTTCTGCTTCTTTAAAGACGATGTTGTTCTTAGCAACCCCATCTTCGAATTCGACTTGAGCTTTCAGGACAGCCCATTGTTCAAGTGCATCCAACTCTTCGCCGGAGTGCGCCTTCTTAAGAACCGTGATAGACTCTAAACGTTCATCAAGTTCTTCTTGTACTCGCTTGTTATAGTCCTGAAGCCACTCATCCGTAGGATTCTCTTCAGCTTCATACTCTAACTGCGTCTGGAAGCCCATCATCTTAGCTAACAGAGCTGCGTCGTCACCGTAAATGTAGAAGAAGCGGCGGAGGAATTCCTCCATGCTGATCTCTACAGAGACTTGACGAAGACCTTTAACGATCTCGGTTGTCATCTCTTTAGACTCAACGTTCGACTTCATAAGTAAAGATACTGCACGTTTGTTGGCGCTGTAACCTTGCTCAACATGACACAGTGCAATACCCTTAGACATTACGTTACGACCTTTTGTGACTTTAATCGCCATTAGGGTCCTCACTCTCTTCTTGAATGTCAAAATTAAGTTTGCTAATCTCACCAGTCTCTTCATTGGTTAGCCCCATGCACTGAAGTGATAAGCCGCCAAGTTCACCTGACTTCTTAGCCTCCCAGATCTCTAGGTCATTGTATTTGACCTTAGCTACCCATGTGCCAGCTTTGATTACCTGACCTGTCTGCTGAACTACAACGTCGAACTCTGGTTGAATCCAGTGGTCAACTAAAGTCCAGCGTGATGTTTCGACTAGGTGGAAAAGGTTTTCAATGACTGCACCCGAGAGTTGAGCTTTCTTATAGTTGGCTTGAGCCTCTACAAGTGTCTCTTTACTCATCCAGTTGCCGTGGGTGTCAATGACATCTGGCTCATAAATGACTTCATAAGAAATCATCTCTTCCAGACCGCCATCGTTAATTGTGAGTGGTGTGACTTGCAAAACAGATTTGGAAACTTGGTCCAGAGCAGACTGGGGGTCTGCTCCTTTCTCAATAAGCTGATTAGCAGCTTTCATTATCCGACTCTTCTGAATGAGAGTGAGATTGGATAATGTGGAGGGGAGGTTCTTAATACTATCGAAATGCATATCATGCTCCCGTGATAGTTATTTTAGCACTGTTCAAATCCTTTTGCAAGGGCTTTCAGGTACTTGAGTTAGTTGTCCAAATTAGATGTGGAGTTATCTCTAGCAGAGCTGTTCTTGCCAGTACCGTTACCCGAGGTGCCCTGCTTCATTCCATCACCAGAGCGGCTTGTATCCTCACCGAGGATTTTAAGTAAATCTTCCAGAGACATATCGTCATCTACACGGTATCCATCGAAACCACCAACTTCAAGGATCTTATTAATTACCTGTGGGACTTTAGGTAAATAACCGACGGCACCAATACGCTGTACGAATTTAGAGAATTCTTCCATATCTACTTCAGAGATTAAGCCAGATTTAATACGTGGCATATCTGATTGAGGTAGTCGGATGTCATTCATTGCCAATAGTTGAGGAATTAAGTTCTCATTGATACACTCAACAATGATCTCAATATCTCGCTGGACGAAGTGGCTGTGGATCGTCTGTTTTGACTCAGATAGGTTGTAGGAACCGCCTTTGTCATTACCTACGTTCATAAAGCCAGCGCCGAAGCGGTCCAAGATAGACTTCTTACGTTCACTGATTAGGGCTGAAGTGCTATACTGCTTACCGGAACCTTCGATACCTTTAAGTGTCATGGAGAATGCTGGGGCGTTTTCCTTCATATCTGACGGCAACATGAAGAAGGCCTGCTCACCTGCGTGGGCGTTAGCCGCATCCTGCATCAATCCTTCAACCATTTCAGCTTCTGGGCTATTCTTGTCGATTGCTGCCTTGTTAAGGATACTGGAAGGAATCTTAAGCTCAATGATCCCGCCGAGGTCCTTAGTTGCCCCGATGACTTCCAAGTTCTCAATAAGAACCTTTTCTCGGAAAGCGCGGTAACAACCAACTAGAGGTGAAACACCCATAGGGTTTGAGTCAGTACCACCAAAGCTCATGATCATCAGCTTGTTTGATGGGATAACCTTAGCACCAAGAGCGTTTGGATGCGAAGTGATCTCAGTGATATAGTTCATACTGGTAAATAAGTTCTCATTGGTTTTGAATGCAGACAGAGACTGCCTGATACCCACTACCAGATTTGACTCTTTACCGAATAAGAACGGAGCTTGTCGTGATAATGAAGCTTGTGGTCGGAAACCAAGACGTGCAATTCGGAATCTGCCAGCGTACTCACCAGTTTTAATCTTCTCGTAGACTTTCTCAAAGATAGAGAAGCCATACTCGTTAAAAGTGGCGGCGTTACGAGCAAACTGACGAAGTGTCCCGTCCATTCCCTTTAAGCAATGCTCTACAAACGCCGCTGCTTCCTTAGATTCATCCTTATCGCTGTGGAGAACCTTAAAGTCCTTGAAAGCTTTCTCTACGAAGGTATACTTGGAGTCAAGAGCGGCAGATACTGTAGCATCTTGCTTCATACATTCAACTGTGGAGATCATGTTGGGCCAACGAAGTTCGACCTCCATCATTTTGCTGGAATCTTCAGTGATTTGGGACATGGCTAAAGAGCCCATCTCTCCCATGCGTAAGCGACTAACAGATTCGCCCTCGCTGGTGGCCTTCGTCACCGATCTAGACCCAGCATACCCTTTTCTCTTAGCCTCTTTGAGGATCTGAGAACGACGGACACGGCTCTTATTTTTGTTTGCCACAGGATCTCCTAATGAATTATCTGCGGGCGTACATTGTCGGAGCGTTAATCTTCGGCATAGCAACAGCACGTACAACCTGATTCTTCTCTAGGTAGTTAATACCCGTAGAGACAGCATCCACCCAGTCATCCTTTCGGGTCGGTGTGGAAGGTGAACCATCGAAAGATTCAAGCTCTTTCATAAGTGCGTTGTATGTCGGAAGGTCAAACGAACTCTTAACGATGCTTACATGCCCGTTCTCTGCAAGAATTGCGAATGGGGTGAACTTAGTCACCTTTGCTTTGTTTGTCGGTGTTGGGTCCTTGTCTACAATAAAACCCTTAGACATCAACTCCCTAGAGGAAGTATCGAACTCAGAAATGCCAGCCTGTCCGGGGTCAATAGAGAAAATTATGACGCAATCTTCACCATCTCTTATTGCCTGTTTCTCAATAATTCCGTCACGGACTGCGGGGCTCTTACAGAACTTACCCTGCACACCCGTAGACCAATCACCGTCATCCACGTTCTCTGGAACATAATCACCGCTCAAGTAGTAGTGGTTATTGGTGTCCTTAGAAACCTTGATTCCTGCTGTAAAGTCAGGGGTCTTGTTACCAGTTGAACGGGCCTTTGCTGCCTTATCCCAAGGACGTACACTTTGAGAACCGAGTGGTACGCAAGGAGCATCCTTTAGGAAGCTACGGTGGAAGTATGTAGAACCTTTTGGGCGGGCATCCCAGTTACCGTGAAGCAACTGAGCCTTTGTTATCTCATCCAAGCCCTCTAGACGTGCAAGATAGCTGGGGTTGTTGATAAGCATTGGTGGATTGTCGTAGATTGTTGAACTGATAAAGGAAAAGGAGGAAGGCAATACCTTGTCTGGATCTCCACCACCGTACTTATCAATCAATTCCTGTCTTGTATCCCCCCAGATGAACTCATCGTCAATACGAATGAACCAACGGATAACGCCGTCACGTTCTGGGATTGGATATCCATCCTCGTCCAAGTACCAGTCAATCAATTCCCTTATTTTATGGTCAGGGTCTGGGTTACATGACATAACCATTCGGGACGGGTATTTAGAAGATGAACGCAAACGAGACATCATGTATTCGAGCTGTTCCCATTCAAACTGGGTGGCTTCGTCTACGCCTATAAAAGTAAATTCTAGGCCCTGAATGTCAAGCTTGTTCTTTACGTGCTGCATCGACTGCCACTTAACTTTAGCCCCGTTTGGGAATAAAGCTTCCATCTCATTCTCACGAAATCGTGGTTTAGAGTTGACATCGAGTTGGTTATAAATATCTTTAGCCTTGTCAAACAGACCACCTTGACCACGTAGCTGTGGTACTGATCGGCGGAACATGACACAGGCTGTTCGCGGGTCGTCAATAATAAACAGAGGCATTAACTGAAGCAGATAGGACTTCCCTGAACCAGCAGCACCGCCGATGATTAGAATCTCAGCGTCTGATTTAAGGATCATCTGTTGTTTAATAC